GAGTGGTGCTTTTCGTGATTGCACTGGCTTAACTGGTTCATTAACGTTACCTACTAATCCAAACTTCACAACTATTGCTGAAGGGGTGTTCCGCGACAACGGCCTAACTGGCTCATTAGTTATTCCAGATAGTGTTACGAGTATTGGGGGTTATGCTTTTAAAGGTTGTACTGGCTTCACTGGTTCATTGACTATTCCAGATAGTGTTACGATTATTGAAAGAGATGCCTTTAACAATTGCGGTGGCTTCACTGGCGATTTAGTTATTCCAGATAGTGTTACGACTATTGGGAGTAGTGCTTTTATTACATGCGCTGGTTTAACTTCATTAACCATCGGGAATGGTATTACGCGTATTGAGTTTAATGCTTTTTCCCAGTGCACTTCTATTACCAGAGTTGAGATTCTCGCAACAACTGCACCTCTAATCTATTCTTCTGCATTCGCTAGCATGACTTCAGTATCACCAGCAGAGATTCATGTTCCAACAGGAGCAACAGGGTATGCAGCGTCGTATGATGGTTTAACAGTAGTAGCAGATTTGTAATTCTTTCTTGACTTTTTTTATGTAGTATATATAATACTAATATATGAAAACAGTTCACTTCACATCTGGTCTACCTAGAGCTTGCTCAACTCTTTTACAAAACCTATTAGCCCAAAACCCTGAGGTCCATGCCACTGCCACATCTGGCATTCATGAGATTGGTTATATTGCTAGAGACTTTTTTGAAACAGAAGAGTTCAAAACATTCAAGAATCCATTAGACGGGGAAAGACAATACCACAATTTCCTTAGAGGTGGTATTAAAAGCACATTTGATGGTGACACTGATAGACCAGTAGTTGTTGATAAGTGCAGATCATGGATTGGGCATCTTGATCAATTGTTTCAAGTGTTTCCAGATGCTAAAGTATTAGTACCAGTCAGAGACATTCGAGGTATTCTGTCTAGCTTTGAGAAGATGAGAATTAAACATCCATCGAGGTTCGTCAGTATAGAAAAGCAAAATCCTCAGAACTGGACTACTGTCGAAAAGCGATCACAGGGATGGTTACAAGTACCACCGCTTGGCATCGCAGTAGAAAGACTACATGATGCAGTAAAGAGACATAAGGATAAACTACACTTTGTTCATGCAGAAGATCTAACAGCAAACCCAGTAGAAGCAATGAATGCAGTCTGGGACTACTTAGAGATGGATAGGTTTGAGGTCAATCCGCTAAACGTAGAACAGTATACAGATGAGCATGAACTTGGCTGGCCCTATGGTGAGCATAAGATCCGTAACGTGGTCAAGCCGTTAAAGCCAGATTGGCATAACGTCTTAGGTAAGCAGTTCTCGGAGCAGATTAAGCAAAGCTTTGATTGGATAAATCAACTGTAGTCAATTAACCAACAAATCCGAGTTCGAACAATCTACGGAATCTATCTGTACCTTCTTCGGTTGATGTTTCGTACAGCTTGTTTCTAAACTCAACATCGGTAACAGTAGGTGCTGCAGTCTTGTAAGGATGGCCACCTGGTAGATTAGCTACCTGGCCCCACTTCCATGCTGTATAACCTTCAAGCTTTTGTTTGTCTTCAAGTGTCATGTTGGCTTGTTGCACAACAACAAATTCACCAGCTTGTCCATTTAAGCCATTGCTCTCAGGATCCGTTGACTGTGAACCGAGTGTAAGACTGGTAAATGGATCTGGATTATTCGCAACGTTGCGTATACCAGTAATCTCAGTAGTGTAATTCTGCCTCAATATCACATCACTAATATCTGTGCAGTCGATTGAATATACAACAGTCCGGTTATCATTAGGCGCTGAAATTATAGACGTATTTACAGTAAAGGCAGCGCCCTTTTTTATTAACAATTGTGTGTTACCCGTATTACCATTTCTCAAAAGCATAGAATCGTCGACACTTATGACGCCATCACCGTTGGTTAAGTTAAATATCGTTGAATTTCAAAATAGGTGAACTAATACTATTATCATCTAAGTTAATAGCAGTACCACCATCAAAGTCTATCGTTGATAAACCGTTAATATTTGTAGTACCATATAAAGGTAGATCGGTATAATCGACTTCTGAAAGATCGTTAGCATTATAACTTTTATCTCTCCACTCAGCAACCGTATCACCTGTCGAAAGAGTTATAGTTGTAGTATCTGTTGAATCGTACCAGTTTTTTAGAGAACCGAAGGGTAGGAAAATAGGAGTCCATAATTTAGCCATATTATTATTTATGCTATTTACCATAAAATATAAAGAGTGATATTGATTTTTCACTTTTAGTTTATAAAATAATATATATGAGTAAACAAATTTTATTTGACGATGAAGGTCGTAGAAAGATCCTAACTGGCGTTAAGACGCTAGCTAGAGCCGTTAAGGTTACGTTAGGACCTAAAGGTCGAAATGTAATGATTGAAAAGTCATTCGGTGTACCTGTTGTAACTAAAGACGGTGTTTCGGTCGCTAAGGAAATCTCATTAACAGATCCATTCGAGAACATGGGTGCACAGATGGTACATGAGGTAGCAAGTCGTACTGCTAATAGTGCTGGTGATGGTACGACAACTGCTACAGTACTCGCTGAAGCAATCTATCAAGAAGGCCTCAAGAGTGTAGCAGCTGGATCTAACCCCGTCTTTGTTAAAAGAGGTATTGATAAAGGAGTAGCTGCAGCTGTTGAGAGCATTAAAGCAATTAGCAAGCCGGTTAAAGATATGAATGACATTCGCCAGATTGCGACTGTATCTGCTAACTGGGATAAAGACGTTGGTGACATTATCGCTGATGCTATGGAGAAGGTAGGTAGTGACGGTACTATTACTGTTGAAGAAGGTTCAGGTCTAGAAACGACATTGAGTGTTGTTGAAGGTATGCAATTCGATAGAGGCTATCTAAGTCCGCACTTCGTAACAAACGAAGCAAGTATGGACGTAACATTTGATGATGCTCTAATTCTACTATGCGAGAAGAAGATTACTAATCTAAATGAACTGTTACCACTGCTACAGCTTGTTGCTAAGAAGAATAAGCCTCTACTCATTCTCGCAGAGGATGTTGAAGGTGAAGCTCTTTCAGCACTAGTCGTAAATAAGTTAAGAGGTACATTGAATGTCGCTGCAGTTAAGTCTCCTGGGTTTGGTGACCGACGTCGCGATTCACTTTATGACATTGCAGCACTTACAGGCGGTTCTGTTGTATCAAGTGACGATACACTTCGACTTGAGAATGTTAAACTTGAACATCTCGGAACAGCTCGGAAGGTATCAATCACTCGTGAAGCTACCACGATTGTAGATGGTAGGGGGGTTGCGCCAGCTATTGCAGCACGTGTCGATCTAATTAAAGAAATGATTAGTCAATCCGGGTCTGATTTCGATCGTGATCAGTTGCAACAGCGGCTAGCTAAACTAACAGGTGGTATTGGTGTTATTAATGTAGGTGGTCAAACAGAACCTGAAATGAAGGAGAAGAAGGATAGAGTCGATGATGCACTCGCAGCAACAAGAGCAGCTGTAGAAGAGGGTATTGTACCTGGTGGTGGGACTGCACTGCTTAAAGCTAAGGGTGCCATTGCTGAGGCAGCTACTCGCCTTGAAGGTGATGAAGCTATCGGTGCTCGATTAGTTGAGAAGTCTGTTGAGGCTCCAATTAGACAGTTATGTAAGAATGCTGGCGTCGATGGTTCGCAAATCGTTCTTAAGATCCTTGAATCTGGTCTAGGTTATAATGTAGCGACAGATGAGTACGTCGATTTACTTGAAGCTGGTATTGTTGACCCTACAAAGGTAACACGATCGGCTCTGCAGAATGCAGGATCAGTCGCCGGAATGCTATTAACTACTGAATGTTTAATTGTAAATGAACCCACATCAGCTAGCGCTGAAGCACCTCATGAAATGGGCTCACCCATGGGTGGAATGATGTAAGTGAGTTTAACTACTTAAATCCTATATCAATACCTCTATCCACCATTCTCTTAAGAATGGCGCATGTACCTAATTGCTTATCGATAGCTGTAGATGAATACCTACCATCGGCAACATATTTACCTTTAGTGTAGTGGTTTGTACCAGCCCACAAGTAAGGTGAGTGTATTGATCTGTATTTAAGATAACCTAATCCATTATACTTCTCAATATTGTATAGAGCGTCGTTACATATTGACCAATCAATACTTTCGAGGTCTTTTAACTTATATAGGGCGTCTTCTGCTGACTCTAAGAACGTATAAGACATACCGTTGGCTGGTGGAGCCTTAGGTCTCCCCTTGGGTACCCATCTTGTCCTTGTAGTTAGCGGTGACCCTTCATGTAGATGCTTCTTGAAGCTCCACGTGGACTCTCTACCATGTAAAACAAAAACGACAGCAGAGGATACACCACCAGTTCTCATTTTCTCAATAGCCACATATGTAGGCTTATTGTCAATATATAATGAGATAGCTTTATCGATTCGAAATACTTGTGAGCCTTTTATCTCAACACTATCCCACAACTCCTCGTGATGCGTGAGAGGGTTATGTCTCTTTGGTGGTGTCGGGCCTCCTACTAGACCGCGGTTAGCAAAGGCTAGTAGGAGGAGACACGCAAGGCATGCAAGGAGCTTATACATTAATAATTATAACTAAACCAGCGGCAATAAGTGCCCCGCCAGCAAAGTATGTTAGAGCTTCGATCTTTGTAATAAGAATTCTTTGCCATGGTGTTAGTGAGTCCCAATCTCTATTGATCCACTCTTTATCATCAACATACCGGTCAGTTGTCGTTCTATTGTAAACATTACGGAGGAGCAGACCCGAGGCACAAGCTGTAAGGGTGAAGATAGGAATGAGTAAAAGGCCCTTCATGGCCACTGCAAGTGTTCCGGAAGTGTATGCAAAGATAAGCAATCCGAGAACAAGTAAAAGCGGCCAATATCGCTTAATATAATTAATAATTGGTATTTTCATATATGTATTTATGTATAGCTCTTCACTATCGCAACAACAACATTAGTAACTTTAGTGCCTCTATTATATTTAACACATGTGCTGTCCTGCGTTAGTATGAGCATTCCATCACGTGGTGTAGTAGTTATGTATAAAATGTGATCCCCCTTGTTAGCGTAGATTGTCTTTGCAGCACACACTGTGTATTGCAGGTTACCATTATCTTTAAGTATTTGTACAGCATTCATTTCATTAAACCCGAAGAGTGATAGTGGTAAAAACAATAAAGATATTAGTAAGCTTTTCATACCAATATTTTATAGGCTTTACCTTTCAAAACATATACAGTGATCACTGTATATTGTCCACCTTTATCACTGTATATTACGTTTAAACATGGTAGGATATAGATAAAAAAACCTCAGCTGGAAGGCTGAGGTCTTAAATGATGTAGTTTGGTAATACTAACAAAAAGTGATACATATACAACTAAATATTAATATGGTTGATCTAAACGAAAACACCAATATAAACATACCACTTCGTAACCTTTTAGCACTAATCTTTATGGTAGCAGTTAGTGTCACCGGGTATATCAATGTTACATCTAGAATTACTCAGCTTGAGCACGATCGAAATATTCGTGATGTAGAGATTGGAGCGAATACAGAGTTTCGTATTAAATGGCCGAGAGGCGAACTCGGTGCCTTGCCTGAAGATGCTGAACAAAATCTAAGATTACAGTACATCGAAAAGCACTTAGACGAAGTAGAAAAGATCACTCGTACTTTAGAGATTACGGCAGACAACGCGAAGAATTAAAAGATAATTACTCCACCTCATATTTCGGACACTTATTGATACTCTCTGAGAATGTATCTTCGAATCCTGCTTCATCATTACCCCGACCATTGAAACAATAATCAAATAGCCAATCGCGAATTTCGATCTTAGTCATACCTTCAACCCATTTCTCTTTCTCGACCTTAGCCATAAGCTTATCAAAGTACTCCTCTTGAATCTTACCCAATTCCTGAATAAAGTCTCCAGTCTTAAATGCTTCGTCGTCTAGTTCTGCTTTGATTTTTACTTTCATAATTATTTATGTCTCGGTACTTTCTTATTTGCGTCATCCATACCCATTGCTAACTCAACAACCATACGCTCACTCCATCCAGCAAACGGACCTCGCATAAAGACTTGAGTCAGTTCGTCAGGTTTGAATCTGTCATACTTCTCAAGAGTCAACTTAACCCAATTGTCAGTCGCTTCTTGCCATGCATTTTCTTTTTCTTCGTATTCATTCATTTTATTTTACTGTAAGATAGTAAGCACCTGTTTTCGAATCATTATATTTGATCTCCGTAACAGTTAAGCCTTCTAATTCCTTATGCACATCACCGAGATTTGTACCTACACCAATATATGGCCCACCACTTGGATCAACTGAGGATAACTTGCCTTCAGCGTCCATTGACATTCCAACATGATCATCATCTTCAAAGGAATACTCAACGCAATTCTTAGTTATGATAGTGAATTTTCGATCCTCATTGTATCGGCTTTTAACTACAACATATGGCCATCCAGCCCAACTGGGAGCTGCCGGCACACTAGCCCAACTGCTTTGAATTGGATCAGAGACACCTGAAGACACTACATCTTCATCAGAATCAAAATCAACTTCGGCTTTATCATTTGGATAAAGATGCTCTGTCATTTCTCGACCTTTTTCAAAGAAGCACTCGCCTACAGTATCTGGATGATACCCAGCGGCAATGCACAGACCGTATAACTTCTCAGTCAGGTCACTCATCCCCATTGAATCGTGTGTACTTTCGCAGGTATATGTTTCTTCGTAATTTTTTATTGTGATTTTCATAATTTTATAGGAAGAGCGTGGCAGCTGCAACGATAGCAATTCCAACTACTATTCCATTCGTGGTGTTACCTAAAAAATATCCAACGCAACCGCATATCGTGATAAGTGATAGGACTTTAATATTCTCTGTTATATATTTCATGCTATATTATATCAGTGTTCCATTCCGATAAGGCCAAAACCGTGTGTTGCGATCGCGTTTAAGATGATAAAAACACAAGTCACTACATGCAGGACTATCCACACACTCCTAATGATGGCGACTTTATCAGCCTTGTTATTATCTGAATAGGCTTTGTGGCCTATTGCTTTGCACCATACCTCCCACATATTATTTAAAATGGTAGTCGTGATGGGACTCGAACCCATATGGGGTAACCCCCAGCAGTTTTTAAGACTGCTCTGTAAACCGATTCCAGCACACGACCTTTAAATGTTAATTACTCTTCAATTTCCTTTAGTTTAATTTTCTGCCGGCCAAACTTTCGTTCTGCGCCATCTACTGCAAGAATCCAACCTGTCTTTGTTGTCGTAAACTGCCACTCATTACTTAAACCAAAACGGTCACCTGTAAAGTGAATGCCTAGTGCACCCCACATTGTTAGCGCTTCTATCACAACTTCTTTACCGCTATCATCGATGAGCCATTTCTTTTTTTTCATATATTATTATTTTATTCTTTACGGCCGGTAAAGCTCCCACTTTTGCGAAGGTTGTTCCGTCTTCGATCCTTCTAGCGTATCATCTCTTAGTAACCCATCGTATGGTTCTATACCTGATTCATGCCATGTGATATCTACACCGGAATGAGTATCTTCCTTTTCATCTAAAGGACAGTACAGTTCACCAATCTCTAAGAATGCTTCAGCAACGCTACCTGCATCATATCCAGAAGATATACATAACCGGTACATATACTCTGCCGTCTCATACACTGTTAACCCGGCGGTGTTAGTTTCAATCGTGTGTTTATCTTCGTATACTTCTATTGATAGTTTCATTATTTAATTATGTTGAGGGTTTTAAGCAGGTAATACCAGCAGGTAATCGATACAGTACAACTAGTACCGTATGCAATAATTGCCGGCCAGTTAATGTAAGGAATTTTTTTATAAATTGGTTTAATCATATGTATATATTGTATGGCTACTCCTGTTGCAACTCTACGACGTAGCATTACGACTAAAGTTAGCTCTCGCTGAACGTGCACCATTAGGTACATAGTATTTGCGCTTTTCTTTCCAGGAGTCAGCTGAATGAATTTCAATCTCACCACCGGTTTTGTGCTGATATATCATTACCCCTCGAGGTCTTTCTATATCTGTTTCAAACGCACACGTTTTACATCTCTTAAGATTGAGCTCAGTACGAGCCCTTTCTACTTCTCTTCCACATCCGCAGTTCATATTATTATTATATTGGTGTTCCATCATATATACCTTAGAAGAGTTCTAATTGTACTTCACTAGGTACTACATCAACCTTGAACGCGTTAAGCACCTTACGAGTAGGTCGAAACTCTTCACCGTAGTTATCGATGAGCACACCATCTTTAATAGTGAATACGTGATTGGATACGAATACTAAAAAGGTACCCTTGCGGAAGGCATCGATGAACGACTTAACAGTCTTCTTACGATGCACTATCTCTCCGCGGAGCTTATACTCATTGCAGAGGCTAACAGTAGGTATTTTTTTGTATTTAAAATTAATATCACCTGCTGTTTGGATAGGGTTATCATGATCAGTGAAAGCTTCGAGCTTATCAGTCATACCCTTTGCGCCCTTACGGTCCTTTCGACCTATGACATCTTTCATATATCTGTGAGCAGCGTCATAAGTTACGCCTACTGCAGTTGCGATTGCTCGGACTGAACAATCATTCTTTTCTCCGATCTTAGAGGCTGCGGATGCTTTACTGAAGTCGATCTCTGTCGACGAATGCTTATAATCTAATACTTTGCTCATTGTTATAATAGTTGGTTGTTATTGTTTCTTTCTTCTCTATAATTATATCGGTGTTCCGTTCCGGAATTATCACCTTTAACATAGATCTGTCAGATACTCGAATCGACTTTTCTTTTATGTCGCTCTTACCACTATTATAACGGTGTTCCGGCTTGAAATCTTCTCATATCCAGCCAATTTAAGTAAAGCTCTTCAGCTTGACCGAGCCCTAGACCATAAGCATCTGCTAATATAGCGTGCGGGTATTGATCCGGGTATGTTCCTCCACTCTCTTCACTTAACTTAATTAAGTATTCGAAGAACTTATTAGCGTCTTCCTGCTCTATATGTAATCGTCTTTCCATATTAATCTCAACCGTAAAATCTAGATGCGTACGTTTTATACATGTAGTCAGGATACGCAAACAGCATTGACTTGATTGTAATCATGCATGCAAATATAGTTGCAGGTAAAAAGACAAGTAAGATGAGAAGATGTATACCTAACTCGAACCATATATTTTTCTTATTCATAATTTATATGGTATTAGATTCGACGTGTAGTGACTGGCTGTGTAATTAATCACGTTTAATAATATTAATTGTACCAACCAAACTCGCACCAGCTGTAATAATTGCTTCTGCTTGATCTGGAGCAAGACGCCAACCTAATAAGGTTGCTACAGTAATAAGGCCACGCCATGTACTCTCTTGCTTAAGTCTAACCATAATACTATCTTGCACGAAGCCGTGCTTACATTTAGTTACTTCTTGTGTTGTTGTATTTGTTTCTTCACTCATATATATATTTATGTAAAATGGTAAATGGTACACCAGGAGGGACTCGAACCCCCGACCTAAGCATTAGAAGTGCTTTGCTACTATCCAACTGAGCTACTGGTGCATTTTGTTATATCCGTTTAACTATAGGCGCGTTTTGTTATATAATGGTGGGCAGGGCTGGATTCGAACCAGCGTAGATAAAATCAGGAGGTTTACAATCTCCCCTCGTTGGCCACTTGAGTACCTACCCATTATTATTTTTATTTGTCTTGAGATTTCTTTTTCTCTACTCTACTAATCTTCCACTGTCTAAAGAGAAGAACTAATATAATAGTACCTGCAAAAAGGGCAGCAGTTTTTACAAAGAAACTGACTGGTGTTTTTTCAACTACTACGGCGGCATCCATCATGTTTTGATGAAACTTGTCATCAACCAATTTCTCTATTTGTGCTAGTATATTCATGTATTATTATTTAAGAGGTTACCATATTCCATACACCACACCCATTCCAAATATATTTACTACCATATAGTACGAAGTTAATATCATTGGCCAGGCTAGCTTGCGTTTATAATACCCATACGTTGCAGCAGTACAGCTAACAAAGAAGCCTGGGTATATATATGCCATGTTAGGTGCTTCAGCTGTTAACGCAAGCATTAAGCTAGCCACGACAGCAAATATTAGACTTACCAGCTCACATGTGAATGCAGCGCGGTCAGTTTCGTAGCTATGTAAGCAGAACTTCTTTATGCGTTTGAGTGTATCCATGTATTGGTATTTAAAGTTTTAATTCTGTTAGTACTTCACCCGCCTTTATGCGAAGATCGTCTCGGCTGTTGCTATACTCTCCGGAGCGTTGCTTACCAGCAACTACAAGATGCACGAAATCTAATAGCATAGCCTTGTCGAGAGCTAGTTGATGGTGCTCATCGGCTAGCAGCTGCTTATATTGATGAGCTTGCTTCTCCTTTTCAATTGACTTGTTAGTATAAATCATTGCCGTAATTATACTACAATTTCAAAATCGCCCTCGAGTCCTAGCATACCGTTACAGAACCCAGCGACATCTAGCATCGTATACTCATAGAAGAATTCAATCATCTTATCCTCTCCACGCGTCCTAAAACAGAACCCGTTACCGTTAATAAATGTATGACATGCATCATACGCCTTTTTAGTTTTAAACTTAATAATCATTTGCATCGTATTAATATTATATTAGGGTTCCCTTTTGATATCAGGCTCAGATGCTTGATATTTCTCTTCAAGTTCTTTAGTAGGTCGCCACTCCGATACTGGCTCACTGACCCATACCTTACCTAGTTCGTTATATGTATTTGTAGAAATAGGCCAGTCCGTACCTACACGTTTCCAGCCACTCCAATCTGAAATGCCTTTGCCGTGATATTCGTAAGTTCTCGAGGCGAATCCAGTAACAGGAGTATTTCGTAGAATGTGATCTTCCGGTAGTTTATGTAGTCTAATAAACTTCATTTAATCTGATATCTATCAATCATCTTAGTTAGTATACTCCACCACAACCTATCAATCCTATCGATGTCATCAGTGCCGTATGCGTTAATAATACTAGTTACACCTGCAGCGTGAAGCTCTTCTACTTGCTTCTCAGCAAATGCATCTTCTTTCTTACGACGTCTGATGATCTGCAGATCTGATTCCTGTTTACTCATTACTGCTTAGAGATGTTATTAACAAAAGCGACCAGTTTTAAGCATACCAATAGCATCCAGCTCAGTCTGAAGGCTGTTAACCACCTCATCTAACTTCTCAAGCTTTTTGATATTAGATGGTTTATGTTCTTCCATAGCGTCAGCCATTCTCTCTGCTTCTCCTAAAGCCTTACTATACGCTCTATCTAGATCTCTACTGATCTTTCTATATGCTACTGTAAGTTCCTTATTAACTAGCCCCTTATACTTTCTAATTGCTTGTATCATACTATTATTATATCGGTGTTCCTTACTGTGCTGCTTCAGCTGTCTCTTCTTTTATAGAAGGCAGGAGTACATGTAATGCTCCTCGATGTTTAATGTTCTCAATCTCTAGGTAGTCAATACGCTTTGCTTGCATGTCAATGTAGTTGACAATAAAGCCCATCATACAACTAAGAACACAGATACATAGTAGATTAATAACCCGACTCCAATCAGTCTTTTTTTTACTCATACCTAATTATATGAGTGTTCCTAGTAGCTGGACGAATAATACACCCTATACCCCTCTTTATCTTTCTCGCGCGCTTTCGCTATAAATTCTAAATCTCTATCGAAATTATAATCATCCTGAGATGTATCAGCACCATAAAAGAATCCGGTGGTTACTGGTAGTTGTCTCAAGAGCACATCTTCCTCTAACCGATCTATATCACCTGATGTTAGCTGCATAGCAGCGCAATTGAAGTCGTCTTTCTTACCTTTATATCTATATAGGTTCTCCATCCAGCCCTGTAGAGCGTTATGTTTCCGCCAGTATTGAAGGTCAATTTGGTCACCTTCTTTATCTCTGATATAAGCATATTGATCTAATCCCATGTTATAATTATATCGGTGTTCCTTTTAATCGAACAACATTTTACATGTAATATAAACTAGACATAAAGTAATCACAAACATTATTGAGCGCTGCAGCGGAGGAATTGGCGCGTCTGCCAGTATAACTGGTAAGCATGCTATCATGTACGGTACTTATGCAGCGATGCTTAATTTATATCGTAATTACTGCTGCTGGGTCGGGCTGGTGAACCTGAACCAACTCTTCTTCTTTTTTACCTCACTCTTTGCTCCTTCCATAACATCTGATTGTTTAGGTTGGGATTCAATATGATCTACATGTTTATATATCACTGCTGCATCTTCCTTCGAGACTGGTAGCTCAGTGGGAGGTAAATTAGGCTCAGATGTAATAATAGAATTACTATCTATTAAAGCAGTGGGTGTAACTCTAGTCTGTAGGGTAGCCTTTATTACCTCCCATGGTCTGAAAATAACTACTAGCAGGGTAGTAACTATACATACATAGCCAAGTATTGCTATTATAGCTTTACTAGTCCGCGGCATAATTTAATCTTCAGTGAGTAGGGTAAGAATATCAGACTGATTAACATAGGTCATTCTCTGACCACCATTACCTTCTGAGACGAGATAAACTACTTCGGGGTTGCCTGAGATAGTTTTTTCTTCTATATTAATTACCTCGCCGTATGAGTGAAAATGATCTCCGGACTTATAGTTAATTGTTTGGCCTTTTCTGTATTTTGGTTGCATAATTGTATTATATATTTATTGGTCACTGATAGCAACTTCTTTTAATAGGTTGTAGGCTAAGTCAAGATGTAGATATAAATCTACGCCAAACTTACGCTCTAACGTACGCTTACTGATCTTAAGATTACTCTCCTTCATTGTAGCGAAGTCCTTGAATTCATCCATGTTATAGGTTGCTTCGAGGTCGAACTTAACGATATGAGTTCGGCCATTCTGTACAACTTCGAGTATTCGATTTACTGGCATGCCGGCAGTTCATTAAGTATATACGCAACTTCAATCTCGAAAGATTTCTGGTCGATAATATTACCACAACTGCCAACATATACGGGATCCATTGCATCTTTATCTGTATATACTACAACAACACCTGTATCTGGATTAAGAGTGAAAGTGTAACCTTCTGTTTTAATATTGTTCATGTTTATCTTTATTGCTTATCTTATTATTTATAGTAGTTCTTAGTTCATTGCTGCGAGGTCTAGAAACTTTTTACCTCGGTTGATTGTCTTCTCGCAAAGCTCGCGGTTATTGACTACAGTCCAGAATGCATTTTTATTCATGCGACCTAGTCCATGTTCAGACGAGTAGTACTGACTTGCTTTATTCTTACCACCGCCTCGTGTACTGTTATGAGTATAGTAGTCAGTGACTGCAGAGAACGCATCAGCGTAGTTCTCTCCACGGTTACCAGCACCTCTAGTGAATAGCTCACCTAGACGTTCAACTGTGTTGAGGCAACGGACACTCGCGTTCTCCCTAGGGTTATTACGAGTGAGGAAGCCTGTATATAGCTGCTGAGCCTTTTCGAGGTCAATACGACGCTGCAGGAGTTTATCAAATTTCGTTTTGAAATCCTCCTGTGTACCGAGAAATTCATCTACCAATACTGTTAGATCAGCTAGCTTAAGCTCAACATCACCGCGGTGTACAGCAGACCCAACCAGCCCCTCATTAGACCTTAGGTTAAAGTTGAATGTATTCTCACACACTGTACATACATTCGTATTGTTGATCCATAGACGAGAGCTCTGATCATGAGCGTTACCGAAGTTTAGGAAGTCTTGAAATTGACGATCGCCGATCTTGTACTCTTTATGGTCACTGAGACTGATAGTCGCAAAAACCTTGCCTCGATTACCTACGGACCCAACACTCTCAAGCTTTGCTTTAGGCAGTCGATTCATAGCATCGCTGACGAGATCCATAAATGATTCATTCGAGACCTCCTTGTATGCTTTTGACATTGGCTTACCAATTAACTGACCATCATCGCTACCAACTAGGATATCGAATCCGGAATCAACATCTTCACCATTTGCTTCGAATGAGAGAGCACGGCGCTCCACATCCCATGATGTTAAGTAGTTATCCTCTAAGTGGATAAATTCTTTTACCTCCGTCAAACCATGCCAGGCTTGTTTTAGGCCGACCTGCTTATCTCTCGCTGTAATATTATGTCCCATTTTTTTGTTTTTTTAGTTTATTGCTGAAGGAATCGTTCCTTCTTACTCTTTAATTATATCGTAGTTCCTCTTTGTTCAAGGTCTTTTTCCTTTAAACTGCTGATACCATGGTATGCTTATAGATAGAATTCTTACCTTTACCAAACTTCTCGAGCTTATTATTCAATACTAGCTCACGTAAACGGTTATATGCAGTATTGTAGTCGCAGTCAAGCTTATCCATAACACGATCGATACTAATATGAGGCGGCTCTTTCATATCAAGTATAGCTTCAAACTCTACCTGCTTCCGGTTTTTCTTTGAAGGAGCTTTATCAGCATCTTCAATCTTAACAGGGTTACCGAAGTCATATCCTCCATGCCCGAGAGATAAAGTTACCTCATTCAAGGCTCCAAAACGATTCTTACTAAAGTGGATCTTACGAAGACCGTCTTCGAATTCACCCTCGATCGCGATTTCCATATTAACATCAACAGTATGCGGTACAATAGTACTACCTTTTAGCTTACCGTCTTTAGTAAGGTGCATAACGAAGAATACAGTACACTCTGTATCTTTAGCAGCGCGCGTCAAACGGCTTACTGCATAGCGCTCGAGCTCAGCTCGATTCATCTTCTTCTTAGAAGTTAAGGCCTGAAAAGAATCAACAACTAGAACATCGAATTGCTTCATAACTTCACATAGAGTATCTATATCAGTCTCATTAGCGACCTTAACGTTCTTAACTTTAATGCGATTGCACGTAAAAGCTAACTGCACAGAACTCTCTTCACCTGAAGCATAAGCAGTCTCGTAACCTTGCTTAGATAAGCCTTCAAGCATCTGCAATAGGAGAGTAGTCTTACCACAGCCTGCAGGAGCAGTCATTGTAATTGCACTACCAGGTAGAACACCTTCGCCGAATAGATCATCGATGGTCTCTATACCTGATTTATAACGGCGATAAAAGAGGTCCGGTATCTTGATATTGCTAACAGATTGGAATTGCGTTGTTTCGTATCCTAGATTCATTATATTAATTGGTTGTTGTTGTTTCTTTCTTCTCTATAATTATATCGGTGTTCCTTTCCGGAATCTCGATAATTATCGTCTATGTTTTAAGGTTCTTAACCTCTCTACTCTTATATTATATCGGTGTTCCGGTTACTCTTCATTACGGATGCGCGTATTCTTCCGGCACTTAACGCGACCATCTCTCTTTTTCTTATCAGTGAAAGAAAAACTCGGTGCCGGCATCGGATGTCTCGCCAAATTACGACGTTTAATCGATGTATTTTCGATACGCTGAGGTTTCTTATTTTTCACATTATTATTATAGTAGTGTTCCCGTTCGTGATTGATTTAATTTCCTTAATTACTGGTCAGGTTATATAAATAATATTACATATGGCCAACAAACGTATAACCGACCTTCCTGGAAGTCAACCTCTAGTAGGTACCGAGGCTCTTGTAACAGACCAGGAATCTAGTCTAACAGTCACGGGTATTGATACAGTACAGACTACTCTATCTGCAATGCAAGAGTTTACTCTATCAGCTGCACCCTTTATAAACGTTACTGGTGATTCAACTTTTACAGGTACATCAGATTTTGAGGGACCAGTTACAATGCCTGGTGCACGGACGCTCGTTAACAGTCCTGGGTTTGAAGTAACTGGTGAATTTACAGTAGATGGTATATCGGAATTCTTCGGAGATGTAGAAGTCGAAAATGGCGCTGACTTGAATGTCACATCCGGGGTATTATTATCTGGAGGTGAAGATCTTGGCGACATTTTTGCCTACAAAGGTCAGTACATACAGAACGGTGGAGGTGTTGAATTTATACAAAGACTAACTCAAGCGCAATACGACGCTATAGGTATACCTGACCCGACCATACTTTACATAATCGTAGGACAATATGAGTGTTTTAACATTTGTAACTATTGGCGATGAGGGTAACGCTGCTGATACCACTGGCTATGGTGATGTATCATATGCATATGATATCAGTAAGTTTGAAATTACCGAGGGCCAGATATCTGCTTATAATGCTGACCCTATAAACAGTACTCGGCAGATCGCAGTAGGTGGCAGTGGTACTGATAAACCAGCTTTAAGCATAAGCTGGAACGAAGCTGCTCGTTATGTTAACTGGCTTAATATAAATGATGGAGCTCAACCAGCGTATAATTTTACTACATCAGGAGTTAATGATAATATTACTCTTTGGAGTAGCGTTGAAGCTTGGCAAACCGACGGCGAAAATCTATTCAGACATAAAGATGCAAAGTATTTCCTACCAAGTGAAGATGAGTGGTATAAAGCAGCTTATTATAAAAGTGGTAGTACTAACGCTGGTTATTGGTTATATCCAACAGGATCAGATACTGCTCCAACACCAGTAGCTTCTGGAACTACCGTTGGTACAGCTGTTTATGATGGTCAGAGCGCTCCTGCTGATGTCGATCAAGCTGGCGGTCTCAGTCCTTATGGTACAATGGGTCAAGGTGGTAACGCAAATGAGTGGAATGAAACTACTGCAGATGGTAATAATGATTTGGCTACCGGGTCGCGGACGCAGCGCGGCGGCATCTGGGTCAACAACTCCAGCTCCTTGCAGTCGACCACCCGCAGCACCAAGTCCCCTGCCTTCGAGGGCGGTGGCACCAGTTTTCGTATAGCGAAGGTGTCAGTTCCAGCACCTCCGGTGGAGTTAACGTTTGTAACTATTGACGATGTCGGTAACGCTGCTGATACCACTAGTTATGGTGATGTTAGTTATACATATCAGATTGGTAAGTATGAAATTACTGAGGGTCAGATATCTGCTTATAATGCTGATCCTATAAATTCTACACGACAGATTACAACAGATAATCGTGGTACTAATAAACCAGCGACGAGTATAACTTGGAACGAATGCGCTAGGTATGTTAACTGGCTTAATATAAAAGAAGGTCTCCAACCTGCATACTACTTCACTACATCAGGAGTTAATGATGATATTACTCTTTGGAGTAGTGGGGAAGCATGGCAGCTTGGTGGTGAGAACTTATATCGACATAAAGATGCAAAGTATTTCCTACCAAGTGAAGATGAGTGGTATAAAGCGGCTTATTATAAGAGCGTAGGTGTTAATGCCGGTTACTGGTTATACCCAACAGGATCAGATACTGCTCCAACAGCAGTAGCTTCTGGAACAACAACTGAGACAGCTGTTTTTGATTTTGTTTCAAGTGATCCTGCTGATGTCGATCAAGCTGGCGGTCTTAGTCCTTATGGTACAATGGGTCAAGGTGGTAACGCAGATGAGTGGATTGAAAGTTCCGGAGATGGTAATAATGATTCGGCTGTTGAGTCGCGGGTGCTCCGCGGCGGTTCCTGGGATACCGTCGCCGCCTTCATGCAGTCGCCCAACCGCGACGCCAGCAGCCCGGCCTTCGAGTTCGACTTCCTCGGTTTTCGTGTCGCATCGTTCGTTCCTCCTGTACCGTTTTCTTCGAACACATCACCGGTCTTAAATTTAGCAGATAATCTCAAAATGGGATCTACCCAAGTAACAGCAGCATACTTGGATTCTGTTCGAGTATGGCCTATCAATGATGGTATCTGGCGTTTTGACACTCCTTCACCCGGTACTACAATTACAGGGTTCAAAATAACCACATCGAGTGGTGGTGTATTCGTCGATTGGGGAGACGGTAATACTGATTTTGTAAATTCAAATCAATCTATAAATAAAACGTATTAATAGCTATGGCAACAATAATAAATTTAAATCCAGAGGATGGCCCAGAAGCTGTTACTGGAATCGATTGCGGGACATCCTCTCCGAGACTTAGTGGTACGATTGATGTATCTGCTTTTGAAAATTTACAAGATCTTACATGTGATGGTAACGATATAACGGAAATAGCTGGTTTTTATGATAACCCTAACATAAAGAGAGTGTTAGCAGCGAACAACAAACTTACTGGGTCTATCCCTGATTTGACCGGTATGACTAGTATAGAGCGTTATTGGGTAATGGTAAATGAACACACCGGTTCCTTCCCGAATATAAATGGATTATCTAACTTAGGACTTATAAATGTCGGTGCCAATAATCTCACCGGCACTTTACCTGCAGACTTACAATCACTAGGAGTACCAAAGCTATTTCGATTTAATATATACGGCAACTCCTTCACCGGCACCCTTTCAGATTGTACTGGTATGAATAACCTAGAGTACGTTTTAGCTGATAATAATAACTTGACTGATTTTACCGGTGGAGTCGAACCTAGTTTATATAGGTTTTTTATAAACAACAATAACCTTACAGAAACGGCGGTAGATAATATTCTTCAAGCTTTTGTCGACGCTAATAGAACCACTAACATGAGTATCGCCATAATGAACCTAGGTGGTAGTGGAAATGCTGCTCCATCAGCAGCAGGCGTTACAAACAAAAACACCCTTATTAGTAGAGGGTGGTCCGTAACTACAAACTAATAATACTATGGCATATCAAGTTATAACAGAAATAAATAATATACAAACATCAGATACCGATTGGTGGATGCTATATGACTCAGATACTTTAGAAACAATCTCACCGCTAATGCAGTGTAGTGGTTACACATCATCACCCTTACCTGTTGATGTAATGGTTAAAGGAGATGCTAAGGCTGAAATTGAACAATATATCATTGATAACGATATCAAGCCGTTTACTGATGATGATATTGTCTAGCATACTGCGTCAAATATATCTTGTAAATTAAATATATCTGATTGTGGGTACGGGAATTCATGCCCTGGTCCATTAAAGTCATAATCGAATAGGAAGCTGTCAATACCAGCAGTATTCTGACCTTCGATAGGCTCGACGAACGGTTCGAAATTTTTATGTAAGTCGTAGCCAAATACCTTCGGGCTTGTACCAACCCACAATACAGCTGATTCAACATCAAATGCTGCAGCTGCATGCTGAAGACAGCTATCGATAAGTATACGTTTTTGAACTACCCCCGGTAATAGCATTAATGTACGTTTATCCATCTCAGGTAACGCTTCAACGCCATGCAGGCTTGGACAGTTTGGTCTTGTTACGTGTAGTATATGGTATTGGTCTTTTAAATTATCTACTAGTATTTGAGCCTGGACGTTAGGAATATCTCTCGTCCAACAATATCCTATCTCATTGTCATGAAACATACCACCATTAGTCTGTAGTAGTAGAGTAGGTTTAGATCTTGTAAACTGATTACTTACCCGCTCAACCTCAACAGGTGTGTAGAATAGACCTGGTGTATTAATACCATCCCATTTGATGTTATGTGTATTGCACCAGGACTCGGCTAGTACTTGATTATTGTATATATGACCAGTATTAAAATAGGGCTCACCTTTGAGTACAATTGTATCACGCCCTTCAATATAATCTTTATAGAAGTATGGAATAACACCTGATCTAAAGACTCTATAGACGTCGGGATTGTTTAAGTAAACCTCAGGCCAAGGGGTAACTACAATAATCTTCCGTTCAGGGTATGCGGCTTTAATATTTCTCGCGACAGCTGTAGATGCGATAATCTTACCTAAGCCTCCTTCAGGGTTGAAAATTAGATATTCCTTTTTATCCATATATATTATTTTATACACCAAACTCCAAAGATCAACTATAGAATAAAGCTTTATCCGTCTTAAATAATATTAATGAGCAAAGGAACGTCTATATACCATTTCAGTAGTACAGTCTTATACAATGAAGTATTTGATCCTAGAGAAGATCTGATTGTATCCTTAGTACGTACGAATGATGAGCAAGAAGATCTCGGATCATTGAGCCTCCAAGGAGGTTCTTTCGGAGGCAGCTTATTAGAGCTTGAACCTACACGTCAGAATCCGACAGGTACACTTGGTTATAATTTCTCTAATGAGTTTGAGAACCTATGTTTATATCTCTTTGATGCATCAGTAGATACGTCGAACTTTTCCGGCATTGACGGTCCCTCACGTAGCACGGCAATTTCTGCTTTTGATGTTGCTCACGTACCTGGTAATATTTTCCTAAGCGGTGATAACCCCGTACCGAATAGGTATTATAGGAGTTTTGGAACGGTTCCACTGCCACCTGCAACCCCAACAGTATTATATGATACGAGTGGTACACCAGTAGTTTCCATAGCAACAGATATACCAGATAACTGGAACACTAGTGGCTCATCTTACCCGACTGCGACTCGCTTAGTAATTGGAACAAGCTGTACTGTAGTTGGCGTGCAAGCCTTCAACGCGGCGATAAACGTAGCTTTCGGGGTAAATTCTACGGAACTACTAATACCTTATAGTGTAACTGATGTTGGTACTCAAGCCTTTCAAGGTACGGGATTTACATCAATAAGTTTAGATAGTGGATTGGTAAATATAGGAGATGCAGCATTTTACGAAATGGAGAAGCTAGAAGGTGAAGTAATAATTCCTGAAGGTGTTATAACTATTGGTCAAGCGGCCTTTGCAACCTCTGGCACTCTTGACGACGGGGGCGGTATCACATCGATAACTATTCCAAGTAGTGTAACAAGTATTGGAGCAAATGCGTTTGCGCAGCCGACTGCCGGTTTCCCAGGTGATCGAGGCAGCGTGCTAGCCTTAACGAGGGTTAATTGCTATGTGAATAAATCAATTGTTGATGCAGGAGTTAATTCACTAGGTGGAAATAACGGCTTAACAGAGATTCATGTTCGTCGGAATGACTCTTCTTGGACTGCTGGTCCTGGTCAGACTGCTGGCGGGTTAACCTTATTCGTGATTAAAGATTTAGAGGACTCACCGGTAAGTGCGGGGTGGAATGCAGATACTGCATGGGTTGACTCAGCCGGTACTTCTGAATTCAGATATACTTACAACGATTCTAAGTATGGTAGACCTCAAAATGGGTGGGAGTTTAGATACACGACAGCCGAACCAGGTAGCAGCACAAACTGCTTCTATACTACAGTCTCTTCTGCTAGTGGTTTATTTCCATGGGAGATACCAAGTTGGTACGTTACCAATAACAGCTCTAATACATATGCTCTTTCTACAGCTAGTACAGTCGATTTAACATTATCAGGATTTACAACCAAATATGGTCTGTCGACAGACAATGCCTATGAACTCGATGGGCCTGGGGCTAGCGTTTTAACGGACCTAACTCAACCAGCTATAAGATTGACTGACCCTACATCTTTCGGTTCATTCCTATCCGGTGCATTAGTATTAGCTTGTGTAGATAACAACGGAGCTTTTAGTTTATCAGGTAGTCAAGATGGATTTTATAATAGCGGTACAGAGACATTATCATCAAAGGTATTCAGTGTTAGGGCATTATCTGCATTACAGAGCACTAGATCAGCAGAGTTATGTACGTTTGACTTTAAAGGTGCTGTTGTACCTGAAGATGGTTATTCAACTATCGATGATAGATGGAAACTTCTAAGAGTTGGATTTAAACGAAATCTACAAGACGTCGTACTGTATGTACGCGAAAATGGTATATATGAAACTCAACAAGTCTTCAGTACAGGCTTTAACCTCGAACAACTGCCAGCTGGTATTAAGGTAGGTATTTCATATTCAGGTCACATGCCTATGGAAATTCAAAACCTAACCATTAATGGTATATTGTCATCGGCGTCATAAATAAATATAACATGGCTAATTTCAAATTAACAGAATTAAACAGTATAAGCGATACAGCTGCTTCAGACTTAATATATATAGTACAACAGGATCTTTCAAAGAGTATTACAATTGAGAACTTCTTTAGCAATGTACCGGCTCAGATAACCTCAACTGGAGGTTTTGATATAGTGAATCCAGGTATTAATGGTGGTCAATATCTATCCGGTGGTCAAGAGCTAGGTATAGCGTTACAGGGTAGCCTTGCATCTAAGAATACTCGTCAAATACTATTTATCGAGAATACTACTAATGACCCCTTCGAATGGCCAGGTGGTAACGACGTTCTAACACCATATGGTAATAGTGTTGTAAATATATCCGGAGGTGCCATTGTACCGTCATCTGCAATACAGCGTCTAAATGTACGTGTACCTAATACTGATGAAGAAGCACTACCGGTTGGATGGAATATTAAGTTCATCCAAACAGGTGAGTTACCAATTTACCTAAGTGCCGGTGGTGGTGTTACAATTTTATCTGTCAACGATACTTTGAGTTCCGGTTATACTGGAGCAGCAGGTGAAATACCTTACTCGTCGGTGGAAGTGTATAGGGCAGCGGAAAATAAATTTGTTGTTACGCACAGCCTATCTTGTAATGGGTTAGGTACAGATAGATCTGACTGGTCCTAGTTCGAGACGTAGTCTTTAATTAAATATAATTAAGATGCCTGTTGAGATAAAGAGTTATAGCAATATTAAACCAGTTAACTTTATGCTGGAGGATCCTGATAGAGCTTTGGACCTATCTATTCCAAGTCAATTCTCTACCCTGCAGGGAATGAGTTTACTGGAATATAATTTCCTATTGAGTGCTAACGATGTATTAAATAAAAATTATACTACAACGTATTTAACAAACACTAAGACTGAGCAAGATATCTTTGATCTTAATCAACCAGAAGAAATATCGAGTAGCTTTGCAACAACACTACAATTCGGCAATATTGCGGCAGGGTATCTTACAATAGATAGAAATAACAGCACTCTCTCAAGTGCGCAGAGCGTAACCACCTTTGATAATGCTAGCGCGCAATCATTTACTGCTATACTAACTTCTGTTAATGATGATCTATATTGTAGAGTTTTTACTTATGACGGGGTATATAGAAAGTATCTCGCATATCACACTGAAACGGACCAGTTAGTTTTTGACACACTACCTAATGCTGATGGGTTAGTTACAACCACATACTTTAACGCTATTCAGAGCGATAATCATTTACGGTTATCCATACAGGGTGAGACATCCACCGGTGTATTAACATCGAGTTTAATTAGCGTAGATGGTAGCGCACTAACCACTCTACCTACACCAGACTTCGATGACTATAAGAGTAGTACAATAACGCTATCTAATAGCGGTGTACCGAATACAAAATATCTAGATATAAGTAATAACTTCGTGTATTATACTTCCGGAGCTGATATTGACGAGGTTAAAACACTAAGTGGTACTAAGTATAACTTCCTAATGTACAGTAATTATGAAGATAATTATATTAAGAATGGTAATATATGTTCTAATTTAAATTACTTCAATCTAAAGAATCAAATTTCCAATCATCATAACGTTAATAAGAATTTGCCGTTCGCTGATAAGCAAATGCAGCGACAGTATACGTCAATCGTGAACAACGAGACGCAGGAAGCATCAGAGGAGTTCTTAAGACTGCAGTATAACTTCCACACAGTAGAATATAACTTCCAACCTGACACCTATACAAAATTTATATTACCGGATAACATATTACCGTTTACACAGATAAACTTAAATGATGCTGGTCTGCAGGCTGCTGGCGCATATGCAGCAGATTCACCTCACTTTAGTGATAGAATATATAAGGATGTTGGTAACCGAAAAGATGTTGTTAATAATCTTAATGAAAATGGAGAGTACCTATGTAGCTGGTTGTATAATAATGGCCTAGATGGTATATGGTATGATAGATACTATCTGCCCCAAGACATTACAGGCGTTGAGGCAGAAGAGGGTAATTTAAATAATCCGCCGATACCACTATCTGCCTCAACCCCTGTAATTGATCAAATAGTGGATACATTAGGTGTTAGTGAAATGAACTACATCGACATTGAGAGTACGTTAATGCTCGAGCCTAGTGGTGTATATTATTACGCGCGTGTAGGTCATAAATCTGTATCTACTATTTTAGATAAACTCTCCGGCGACCTAATTAAACGAAACTTTACACCAAGGCAAAATGGTGACCCGGCTTATGTCGGACCCTCTACTGATACATTAGTTATTAATACATCTGCATACGATACATTCAGTATACTTGCAGATAACCGAGGCAATGTTAATGGTCTGAATATATCTTTTGAATTAGATATACCAAACCTCGATGACCCGAAAGCATTTCAATTAGTAGGTAATCTGTTTAATGGTGGGTTAGGCATTGTTAAGAACTTTTACTTTACTCCGCTCATATACCTATATGAAGGTAACACCATTTACTATTACGATACAGACTTTAACCTGATCAAAACAACTACAATCCCGTCCCTAACAGTTATTAGAGATATCTTATATGTTAGTAAGAGTACGGATATTGTAGTCGTCGGCTCAGGCCCTGGTGGTAGTAAGATCATGCGCGTATCGTATACCGGTGATGTTCAAAAGGAAAATAATGATGATATTGCAGCAGATATTGTCGAGTCTGATTATAGCTCACGTGTAATGTATGGAGCTGGCTCAAAAGTACTAATTAAGGATATTAATAGCATAGCTCCCGGGGCTTGGGATCTAGATACACAAACCCTAATAGCCTCGCCGGCTATAGCAAATCTCGATATTGTGGATGAATCAGTAATCAGACGAAATAATAATAGTGAGTTTGGTACAATGCGAGGACTGAGAGGCGTTAACTTAAATGATACCCTAGGAGCAGCTATAAGTGGTACCGGCAGTAATTACGGTATGTCAAATAAAGTAATATTTAAAGATTTCGTCCAAGATACAACGTTCCTAGCTCTCTCGACAAACACTAAAATATGGGATATTAACTCTTTTAATGAAGAGCTCTATGTACAAACTGATAATAAGCTACAAGTCTTTAGTACTGAAAGAGAGTTACTCTCAAGCTTTACTCTCTCTACTTCTGCAGTTTCAGGTCATAAGATTGATTTTGTCACGGAAGATTACATAACTAAACCATTAGTGTTATCTAGGGATATTAATGGTAAGCTAATCGCAGATAAAATTACACTTGCACCCACTACATCGAGTGGGTATACACTATCATCTTATGCGTTACCTATAACAGGTGCTGATCTCGGTTACGATTTCGGTACTAAATTAGGAAACTTTGCGAACCCTACTAATGTATATAGTATGGAGCAAACCTTTAAGGAGTACGAAAATAAGTTCTGCGTACTAACAAGATTTGATAACGCATATGCCGGTTCACCTGTTGAAAGGATATGGGAGCTCGAGGGGCAGGGTGATCCCAGTGTATGGAGTGACCTAACGAGTGGCAACTGGTCTGTTAACTACAGTGGAGCAGGCACAACTCTTGATGATAATAGTGATATAATAGTGATACCGAATATAATACCTGGTAAGAATTGTATTTCTATTAACAGCGATCTACTAACCGGTAAGACAACGGTAGATGTAAACGGTACATCGGTCGCTGACATTAACATAACTGTAGGTATGAGACCTCTTAAGAATTATTTGAATAATGCTTTCTTTATAGGTCAGCCAAACTATAGTATCGACCCTGTATCAAATTTTATCGATAATCAAAGCTTCAACGCCAAGTATATTACAGTTAAAAACCTCCGCGCATATAACGCGCAACTCTACCGTGATTTAATTGACTATCAGTTCTTAGAATGCTCGGAGATCGACCCTGTAAATTTCGATATAACTTCTGGCACGCGTAATAATGTCGAGACTATTGATAATTTATTCAGCTACACCATACCAGGTAGCCTCGCAAATAGAGTGAAAATATATATTAAGAACGGAGGCTTGACGAGTAAGGAAGGTATAATATTATCAGACACTCTTACATCGAAAGTTAAAACCTTCATGCCAAAAAATGTTACTCATGTTATCTTTGATTACAGTATAGGCAATAATTTTAAACCTGGAGAGAATGTAGAAATACTCCGAAATGTACCTTCACCAGTATAGACTGGTACAGTTTCATTATAAATATCGTAAATTCGTTTGAAGATTGATTTTTTGTTATAAATACTTTTGATGTCGCAGTATACACTAAATAATAATAGTATGTCTATTAGTTTTCAGGGAACTGAAGTACCTGTAGATGTTTTTAAATATACTGAGGGTAATGCTCTCAATTTTGACGGTGAAGATTATATAGGGTACTATACAGTAGCTGGTAATCGTGTATACCGTGGCAGAGTGATAGATAGTAGCTCTCCCATACTAACAGCTGTAGATAACTCTCGAGGTAATTTTATTATAGAGCGAAGCTTCTTTAATAGAGGTACGTATGTTGATATGGAACTTACGAATGACCTTGAGCAACTAAGATTCCAGCCAAGTGAGTTTATTAACCAAAACTCTATTAATACTAAACTGACTAAACTATATGAAAATTTCTTAGATTTATATAACTACTCATTTGTACGTAATAGTAATTTACCATTTAACTACACAGGTTTTATCGGTGTAACAGGTAATACTCCTACCGAGTACTTAAATTACACTACAGATTTGAATAGTACGTATACAGATACAAGTGAGGTAAACTTAACAGATGCTAGAGGTTTTGAATTGATAGGTAACTTTAATACATCGAGTAACCCACTAAAGGTTGAGACACCTGGATCGTTCGCATCAATATATTTCACCACATCTGCCCTTCAGATATTTATAAATCAAAACGACCCCGATACAGGTAGTACGGCTACTTTTATATTATCCACAGATAGAGCAGACGGTATATTCTCGCAGCCGTTTCAAAATATTACTGATATTACGACGAATGATATGGATACATTGTATGTCAGCGATACTTTTCATAACCAAATTTACAGATTATACATCGACCCTGTTATTAACAATAAGGACCCAGGATCATCTTCTTTTGATCTTTTAAACGCAGGTGGATTTAAACTAAATACATCCGGTCAAAGTACACTTTCAGGGGTCAGTCATATGTATTATTTTAACGATGAGATATATACATGGAACGAAGGCCGTAAATCGGTCATTGTTTTAGGAGACAACTTATCTAAGATAAGAGAATATAATAACATTGTTTTTAAGGAAAAGCAAGTACAAGACTTTGCGGTTAATCCTATAACTGGTGTATTGTTCATTGTATTTGATGATTTTACTATATTAGAAGTCGATTCATTGTTTAAGACTGCTTCTATTCTACATGCACCAGATGTAGGCCGGTCAGATCCAGGTACACCAACACGTATTTTATTTTCACAGAATGATAGTAATATATACTATATCATCACTGATACAAACGTATTCAAGTTTCTGATATATGCCGGTACAGACGAGTTGATAGGTAGTTTTAACTTTACAGATTTACCGGGTGTCGACTTTACTACGAGTCGTCGGATATTTGATGCTAAGATTCTCGCAGAGAATGAGAACAGAGATTCCTTGTTCATATTTAATAAAGATATTGTTAAGGTAGGTGATGAGTATAGAGGTAGAGATAGATTAATGAGATTTAGTGAACCTAATAACCTCTTAAATCTGTTAGAGGATGCTAATTTTAAGATATACGATAGAGAAGATATATCAGTTAAAGAACAATATTTTAATAATATTACTTTTAATAAGAGTCTGCAGAAACTACTTTACAATCACGATAATCTTGCTGCAAATATTCAATTCCAATTTAATTTAGCATATAGTACAGAAAAGCTTCTAACACTTACAGGTATATCAAGTCTTTCAGCTTCTGTAGTACAGGCATCAACCTACGATAATTTCGTTGGCATGAATGAGGTTTTAACTCCTCAAGTATTCAATAGATGTATTGAAAGAATATATAACTACCAGTTAAGTATCATGAAGTGCCTAGAGTTTAATGTGACTAATTTAAAGTACCCATATAGTGAGATAGTACCCTTTTAATCTCGTTTTATTTGATTAAATATTTGTATGGCTAGTTTTACAGGACAAAATATATGCAGTACTTATAAGTCTATACTGAACTTAGGACCTAGTGCGCAGCTGAATTGTACATTAAATGGTAGCACCGCGTGTATAGTTACGGATGGTACAGGCCTGGAATCAAGCCTTTACCTCCGCACTAAAGGTAACGGTATGATATCCTGCGGTACATTACAGGTAAGGGGTGGGGACCTTAATATGTGCGGTAACAGCATTAACAACGCTAATCAGGTTAATGCTACCGGTGTTGCCTCATCCGGACTAATTAGTACACAAAATAGCCTTGATGCTCAGGCTGATGTACTTGCAAGGCAAGATCTGAGAGCTTGCCGTAATCTAATAGTAGCAGGTGTTGCAACTGTCACTGGTGTTATTAGAGGTTGCTCTGACATTATAGCGTTCTACTCTTCCGATAAACGGTTAAAAGAGAATGTAAACAAGATTGTAAACTCTAAAGAAGTAGTCAAAAACTTAACTGGCTATTCCTTCGACTGGAAAGAGGAAGCAGATAGAGAAGGTAAGGACTTCGGTGTAATGGCCCAAGATGTCGAGAAGGTACTTCCGGAATTAGTACATGAAAGACCTGATGGATTTAAATCGGTCGACTATGTTAAGATCATACCATACCTTATTGAAGAGGTTAAGCGTCTAGACGCTGAGGTAGAAGAGTTAAAAGGTGCTTAGTCCTTTTAGGTGTAGTGTTATTCGTAGAGTTATTATATGAGGTTATACTATTACGTGCATAAATGTGTTAATACTGATAAGCTGGTATTCACTACTTCGTGTAAAAAAATTACCATGGAATCTCAATGTATTGAGTTGAGCCAAGCAGAAACACAAGAATACAGCTTACATATTAAATACATAGATTGTTGTGAATTAGATAAAAATAGCAAGTTGGTATCTGATCCGGTGCTGGTCTTAGCTCAAAGACTTGAGTGTTTGACTATAGGTATTCACCGCCGTATATTAGAACTGCGAAAATTGATTGTTGAGGCTTCTGCTTTGAATAATACAGATGTCATTAAAGAGATTACACAGACAATTACAGCACTAGACGATTTTATAAATGAAGATTTTTCAAGCATTAAAACTATCAAAGAAATCGACACACTTACGTGCCCAGAATTAGATATAGATTTTCCACAGCACTATGCAAGCAAAATATACAGAATACGACATACACAGTAAAGGTGTACCTAAATTAGAGCATGTAGCAGATTTAGAAGCTGCTTTAAAATCTCTATCACCCAAAAGTGTATATGATAGATTAGAAAAAACCGTAAGAAGTGGGCCTCTAAATTCAGACGCCCCTCACGCTGTTAACGCATCTTTAGCAAAGCTCAGTGATTCAGATGCAATAGATTTATTACCGGTATTAAAGAAATGTTTCCCGTCGCTAAGATTTAGAATAAGCGGTAAATTCGTATACGGACCTGGTGATCGCATCGATGAACATACAAACTCCGATGATCCATCCGACACGCTATACATAACATATGCAACTGGTAGGTCCAAATTCTCATACCGTTATTCTTTAGACGACGATTTCATCGATACATACGACGCTGTTGATGGTATTACATTAAGAGCATTTGAACTTACCGCTAGAGAGCCCTATACATATCATAAAGTTGAATGTGAATCAGGTTATAGAGTTTCAATCGGATTGAGATATGTCAGTGTTTAAACAAACATTCAGTAATCACATCTTAGACGGTAATAGATACATCGATGTACAATCATTAATTAGGACGCTTAATGCGCTGCGAGTTTTAGAATATTGCGACAATTACGATATTGTCAACACCCGATGTAAAGACTATCAACTAAAAGAGGAGGTTATTAATTACTATAAAAAGGAAGGGGTTTGTACTGAACCTATTGTTGTGACTGATGATGATTTTTGCTTAGACGGTAGACACCGCGTAGCGTATAGAAAGCAGATAAACGATACGACATGTTCAGCATATATTGTACCGAGAGAGTATGTTAATAAATTTATTAAGACCTAACTCGTTATTTAATTAGCAATAATCACTTGAAACGGTACATCAACGTAGCTTCTGCTAATAAACGAAACGGTATTGGCGTCATTGCCTCCACCCTGCCCACCGGAGCTTTCGAGTGATACGCACTCGACATATATCGAAGTATTATTGTTATCTATACGTACAGAGATAGCATACTGACCAGATAAGAAGCTATTGCTCGGAGATTGTAGTGTCCAGTTGTTTGCTAAGGATGCAACAGCCGTTGGCCTGGTACCTATATCATCAATTGTTATAGTGTATCTACCGATTGCTGTTCTTGTTAGTGTACAATTCCTGAGATATGTATTTATATCTGGTATATGATCGACTGTTGCATATACCTGTGTACCTGTTAACTTTAATCTATTAGAACCGTCAAATGTGAAGTCGTCTGATACCTTTAATCCGATCTGGGTGCTGGATAAATTTACAAACGCAGTCTGGGTACCTTGCGCATCAAGAGCTGATAGGCCAGTACCGACGTTAACGTTGTACTGCTGAATATCATCAGGCTTAGCTTTAATGATGTAACTCATAGCAACGTATGGTTGAACGTTGTCGTGCGCGACATTATTCATATGATCAGCATCATTTAATTGCTGCGTTGCAGTCATCGCGTCATAGAGCTTGTTTGGACTCGGGCCAGCTGGGATAGGCTGAGGGTTGGTACCACAGGTGTATTGAGTGACTGGAGCGTTGCCGGCTACCCATCTTCCGCAATAACAAGTATTGGAAATGGATAGAGCACCGGGATTTCTTGTGACCGAAAGTGGCTTGTTTACCAGGAAAGGGAACCAATCATCATTGATTGACTGGCTAAATGTACCTGTGAAGTGCATATGGTTTATTGCCTGGTAACTTAATGTATGCTTATACTCGCCACCGTACGTGGCAAAATTGGTCGTGCATGTGTTTGTACCGTCATTACCTTGACCAGCACCTACCATGGTCCTAGCTCTTAAGTCTGGTAGTGCGTAATAAGCACCTGTAGGTGAAGGTGCACCGCCCGATGTAGTTCGAGGTCCCCACTGCGTGCCGAGTAGATCTCGAAGCTCTGGATAAGCTGAACCTAAGAATCTGCGCTCTGAGAATAAGTTAATCCACTTATCATCTGGTATACTAGACTGACCACCTGCCCATGGTATGATTGTACCGACAGGAGAGGTATCACTGAAAACTAATGCAGTGCCGTCTCCAGGTACCGCTTCTGCCCACGTTAGGTTACCAGATCCATCTGTCCGAAGAAAGTTCCGTGGAACTTCGGTTGCTGGGAAATTGTATGGTATGCTATTAATAGTAACTTGACCAGTAGATACAGATAACCTATTTGATACTTGCACCGCCGGCGAAGCAACACTACTAGTAGCAGTAATGCCTCTCACAGTATAATCACTGTCATTATCAAGGGCTCTATTATTAACAGCGTTGTCGGCTAATAGATCGTTTCCGATAGTACGTGCTTTGATCTGAGCATTTGTAATTGATTTATCGGCAATCTTATCAGCTGTCACTGCCTGTCCAGCTAGCTTAGTGTTAGTTACAGCTGAGTTGGTTATGTTATTAGTCTTAACTATACTATCTGTTAAGAGATTACTTACCTGAATCTTTTTAGAGATGCCTGTATCATTAGAGGATTCTCTACTGTTAATAATAATCTCGTTAACATCACTATTAACATTAATCTCGTTGAGTTCAGATATACGAATATCACTTGCCATATTATTATTTATTACAATAACGTAATATTATCGCCGTCAGGGTCAGTTATTACTCTATTAATAGCACTTAATCCATAACCTGATGTTGGGTATGAGTAGAGGAAGTCAGTATCACTAGAGATAAATATATTATTCGGGTCAGTAGTACCTGGTACGTACCCGGTTGAAACAAGCGTACCGTATGTATACACAGTAGCGTCTGGTGGTAATAAATTAGTCTGATTAAAGGTTATTTTGATCGGATCATAACCTGTAACTATATTAGTAAATTCGTTACCTGTACCAACTATACCTAGATTATTAAAACCATCCGTGATTACATCAAAGAATGTCTCGTATGTCGATAGAACGCCAGTTTCTAAAGTAGTCGCTGGTATATAAGGTATGGCTAAATCAGTATAGTTAATTAAACTAGTAGATGAGAGATCTGTTATGGCCGTATCCTGGCCGGATATGGAGAAAGCAAAAGCATACCGTCTACCAGTATGACCTTGTAACTGAAAACCACCGGCACTTAACCCAATATCACCGAATGCTGACAACGCGCTCGATGGAGACAGCTCAGTCCTTGCTAAGAAGGAGTCATCAGGATACAGGACTGTGTCTTCAGGGTCAGTATTAAGATAAATACCGGACAACACGCGAGACGACGGTTGAAGTTCAAAGTACGTTAACGGGTAAATAATATTTTCATCCGTCTCTACGTTAAAGTACGGTACAGCACTCCCACCTACAGTAAACAACTGGCTGTTGAGGATTTCTATGTTTCTATCTACAATATTCTCCGGTGTAGTTCTAAACTCGATAATATGAGTTGCTGATAAAGGCCCTGTATTCTGATCTACTTGCTCATATTTAATAGCAATATTAGCTGATAAAGTAGTATAGGTTGATGCGGTGGTAAAATATGTATGTGATATACTAGTAAACGGTAAAGTATTGGTAACACCACCACTAAATTTAGCTGAATATGTGGTAATGCCACTAGACGCCGGGTCCCCGAAATCGATTTCGACGCTATTGAATCCAGGTTTATCTGAGTGAAAGTCTATTATATCACTCTGTATACCAGATAGCAGAAAAGTGACTACCGTATTACCTTGTATCGCTTCTCTTGATATAAAATTAACGCTACTATCTTGAGGTTGATAGTTAGATAAGTTTACGGTTAATGTATGTTTAGAATCTAAGTGTGCCATAGGTCAGGTCTTGTGCAGGCTCGGATGTTATACTCCGTGCGTTAAAGTTATTTATAAACGTATTAGGGGAATAAAAGTTTATAGTCTTGGTAAAGTTATCCGGGGCTATTATATAGTTGTCAGTAACCGTAAATATATCACCGTCGAGTTCAAATACTAGTATATGTATAAAGCAAGTATGATTTAAGTCCCTGAAGTTAGTGATCGATATAAACTTGCCTTGCTTATCATTATAGGCTAACGCGATGTTCGTTATCTCAACAATATTAGTATCAAGGTTGAAGGTAAAATTATCGGCGAAATAACTCTGATTCTGTGATGTGTTAGTTACGAGATTTACTTCTCTCTTAGTATCCTTATTATACTTGAACATCTCGAACTGGAAGAACTTAATATTCGTCGGTGATGTTGTAGATGGGTCACTAGTTAGTTTGATATAGAAGATGTCACTGCCTAATCTAGTAGGGTTACTGAGATTACTTATAGGTGTGGTAGCTTGATCAACTATTATCTCTTTAGTATACGGCCTAACCGTTGCAGTGAATTCTGCCGGGCTGAATTTACCATTTGTATAGTCGATACTATCAATGACAAGGTAATTGGCCGTTTTAAAGAAGAATATGGTCTCAAAAATATCTAAATCTTGATACTCACCACTTTCCAATTGCCCCAATAAGACAGGATCATAAGCGAATCGACTAAAAACAGTGCCGAATTCATCTGCTATAGGTTTTATTGTGCTGTTAAGGACGTTACTAACTTCGATCAGCTTACCTTTATGTCTAATGCCAGCTAATGTTTCTTTTCTATTATCAGTAGATACGGTTTCAAATACTGTTGAATACCTATCTTGGACTGGTTCAACTCCTTCAAAATTATCTAAATTTCTATTACCAGCATCTGTAACGTTAGTAATATAAAACTGATTACCGTATATATCACCGACTTCTTTAACGATCTGGCTCGGGACATTAAGTTTCTCAATACCTACCAATGGGGTGATATTATTAGGCTCAAACAATCTCTGTTCAGTAGTATTATATGAGTGGAATGTTTGGTCCTTACTATCTACCTCAGGCAAAAATCTACCAAACGAAGATGATACGTTTTTAAACCTATTAAATGTACTATTGAATATTAGCGGATTAGCTCTCACACGACCACCAACGCCCTCTATTGAACCATACCTAGATGGGTTTGGTATGACGTATGTGGTATTACGTTCAAAATCGTCCGGTACAATATAGCTACTAAAGTCGCACTCCATTTTAAGAGCACCTCTTATAGATGGTTTAAAGAATAGGCCTACGCTTCTCTCACTCTTAAACGAGTCACCAGTAACTGCTAGTGTTGAAGGGTGGTTAATATTCAATAAGTTTCTATGCGGATACTTAGCTGTGAATAGTTTTTCGTATACATAATCCGTACCATCACCGGTAGAGATATAATACATATCAGTACCTTGAAAGTTAACGGGAATCTCTTTTGTAAAATTGTAGTTTAAATCCGACCTATCACCGGTATTTTGATACCCTATAAATTGATCAGGTTGTAATAATGATAGATCCGGTTGATTGTAGGTAACTAGTAAGCCTGGAATCTCTTCTAGCTCTACACCATCGGTGTTTATTATATCAATAATAGCCTCATCGTCGTTTATATAGAAAGAGCTACTTATCGTATTTGTATTAGATGTAAAATAGTCGGATCTATCGCCTGAGATTGTATCATAAAAAGTCGGAGACTCCTTCGGGTCCAAGTCGTAATAATCGTTAAACGTATCATACACTCTTTCAAAACTAATATCGATACTATTAACGATGTCTTCAGGCGTCCTCTTATTAGGGTTAATACCCGGAGCCACATCATCACCGTAGTATATATCAAGTATTTGGTCCTTGATAAAGGTCACCGCACCTCCATCGGTACCCTTTTTCTTAATATACTCTAAGTTACTGGTTATGCTAGCACGCTTCTTTTTAAAGTATAAAGCTATTTCTTTAATCTTCGATGTAAAGAATGGTAGTGCAATTGTTAGTTGCTCGTTATTGTTTAAATCTATATTATCGAAATAACGCTTCTCCTCGTTAGTGAAAAAGAGTAAGTTTATCTCTGATAAGAAATTAATAAACTGCGTTCTAACATTTACGTTAATAGAAACTAACGAGGTATTTGTATACGCCTCCCAATATTGTAGGTATCTCTGATAACTTGATAACTCATTCTCTTTATCATTAACATCAGCGTACTTTAAATAATCAAGAAAGGAGAAAGGTTCATTTAAATCTCTCTTTGCATCATCTAAAGTGTTTGTTACACTGAAGTATACGGTAGTATCGCTTAAGGCAGGCATATAAAATATTTATTCTCGAATTACGATCCTGATATAAGACCTAGGTTAGTATATAGATTATGAGAAATAACTTTTTCCGCTACACCCCATTTATCAATGTACTGGTTATAAGAAGTTAGGCTATTTAGATACGTGTTGTTTGCATTATCAAAATCAATAAATTTCTGTAGATAAGAACCTTCTATCGTATCTATAAAGTCGTAGAATTGGTAGTACTTATTAATATCAATACCTGTAATATTATTAGGCATTACTAAGCCCCATCCCCAGGATCTATTATATGCTGAAAGTGGGTATGCATTATGACTTGTATAGTTAACATCAGTAGCACTTAAGATATTAGTATTAACCAATTTATACTGATTACTGAATTTTTCATACGCTAATATATTCTTTGAATTTGTACCAGTCTCGAGTAAGGTATCCTCTACTGGTAGAAGGTCTCCTCGATTCTTACCATAAAACTCTTTACTAATATAACCTTTTGAATCGTAATTACCTTGGAATTGATTCTTGCTACCCAGTTGCCGGCTTACACCAACAGATAGTATATCAATCAACCGCTCCAAGCTAGGTGGGAATTGCTGATTATACTCGTCCATAGTCATTGACAGTTGACTAACGAGAGAGTTTAGTGACTTAACGTTTGCATAATCAGGGTCATTAATGTTAGCGACGTAGTTACTGACTTTCTCGTGAATCTTTATACCTAAGGTCTCCGGGTAACTGCTACTATCGCCGACGATTTGGCCCAGTAGTTGATCCATGAAGATTGGTTCACGCTGTAACACGGGCTGTGTAGCTAAGTCCTTATAATTCTGCGCCTGGTTATTATCTTCTCCAATCTTTCTGATATCGTAGATCGGTTCTGCTGGATATACGTCAAATAATGTTGACACTCCTGAAACTGTATTGCTTGCATCAGAGTAGGTTACCTGAATTCTCAGATCTGTATCAGCGACAGATGTTTGTATAACACCCTTGAGGTAGCCACCGCCATCGCTAGCGCTGAGGTCCCCGTAATTAGTACGATATGTTGATTCACCGTCTAGGACAGCTGTACCATTACTTCTTATTAATTTTACCTCTAGATTAGCATCATCGACTATTATAAAATCCTCTATGGTATTTTGAACTTCTACTAATTCATTGATCGGTCCAGGTGTCTGGGTCCGTAGTAGCTCAAGTTCTTTCGTTAGCTTAGGGTACCTCTTTAAAGGTGCACCACTAAGATCGACCACTTTAGCAATAAAATATATATCTTGATTAACAAAGTTAATTTTAGGTATATTGAATGATGACAGAGATGTAATAAACCCTGTAATGCCGTTAGTAGTAATACTTAGAGTCTTATCTTGTAATGTCTCGGTCCTAGCTGATATAGAATATGAAATAGTAGCAGGACCTGCGTTGATTGTTGGTAGTGTATTGCTGGTACCTATCTCAACACTTTCAGGGTCAAGAAAAAAGCGCGGCTCAAAAGCAGCAAATAGTATAACATTATGTTCACCCATAAGATTATTTATGTATAATTTTAATCTTCATAGTAATAAAATGAAGTACTACCTGATGTACCTAAAAATACTGTACCTGCCTCTGGTTTATTATATAAAAAGTAAGGTGGGTCTGAAGTAACCGTATTTAGCTTGCCGTATATAAACTCATTACTTGTCTTTACCGATTCTGTTATTAGCACCCCATCGTCGCCTTGGAGCTGTACGAAACTACTAAACAGTCTTAAGTGTGCATATATATCACTGTAATACTCTGCATTTGTTGTGGCCTTACTCTTATTACCAGAGACACTCAAATTAACACTATACCCATCATCAGCGGAAACAGATGGCCAGCTTTGATAGGAATTAAATCTAGTTAGTATAATTGGATTTTCAAGAGAAGAGTTCAACGCACTACTACCTTCTTTGTATGTTAAAAATAATTTATCAGGTATAACGTTACTTATGTTGAAAATAGGTCGAGTGACAACAGTATAGAAGTTTGATGCACTATCTACTGCTACTAATGTGACTTTATATTCACCTGGATACTTATAATAATGAGACGCGGTGAGGTCTGTTGATATTGTGCCGTCACCTAGGTCTATAAAATACCGATAACTATCAACTAGTGGCGAAGCTGATACTCCGTTCAGATCTGTACCATCAAAATCCGGAAAGACTCTAAATGTGTACTGCTCATTTGCAAACCCTGGAATGGCCGATATACCTCCCCATTTACTCTCTCTGGTGGACGGGTCAATGACACGCACCGGTAAGTTTATAGGTGGTAGAGTACTATAATCTCTATCAAAATTATAAATCTGAGATTCTGGTGATGTTATGGGCATAATTAATCAATAATTTCTACGTTAATTCTACTTTTCAAATCACTACTATATAAGAACGGAAATTTGAAGTACGGTAATGATACGTTAGACCCTGTACTCGCAATATCGACATCAGCATATGCAGCGTTGAAGTTATATATGTTTAAAAATGGTACACTTCTAACTATTTCACCAGTATCAGCGCTACGCTTAACAGTTCTTAGACCTGCAACACCTTCAATAGCCAGAATTTTAGTACTGATGGCTGTAATGTTAATAGTGTCGCCTAGCTTTACGTTCGCCGGGTCAAAAGCTTCTTCAAAAACGTTATTAGCTTCCTCTATAATACGCGCTGCACTAATTCTATTATTCTGCTTACGTTGTATAATTAGTTCAGAATACTCAATATCATCAAGAGATGGCTTGTCGTTAAAGCTATCTTGCAACCCAATTGTAACTCCAACATAGACTGGATCCATTGGCTGTATTTCGGAGTTAATAATCTTTTGAGACTGAGCAGTATTAATAACTTCTGATTTCTGTGCTTGTGTTAAATAAAATAAATTATTATCACTATCTGCTATCTTTATCTTCGGTACCATAAAGGCGTATACCTGGTTAGCCTGATTAGTAGTAGAGAATTTAACCTGATTGAATAAGAATCTTGAATCTTGGTTAGGTCTATCTAAACCAAGGTCGTAATAATACTTTATAACAGTATCAATAAATGACTCATTACTCACCAAAACCGTACTTGTGATTATATTACTATAACGCTTTTCTACAAACGCTTGGAAATCATCGTTTGTTACAATTCTATTCTGCGCAAAGAAGCTTCTAGGTGCATTTTCCTTGATTTGCTTAACTGTTTCAATCTCACCAGGGCTAGTAGCTCCGATAGAGTTTGTAAATGCTACCGCCGATGCAAGGTTAGGTGTTAGGATAAGAATATTAGACTCGTATATATCGGGCGTTATTGCTTCAAACTGTGTTGTTGTAAATACATTAAGATTATTACCGTCTAGCTTACCAGCGGAAACTTTACCACCTATACCATTACTCTTCAAGTAATATATAAAAATCTTATCTCCGGTTTGGAGTTGTATGCCATTGACACCGTTACCAAATTTTATTTCATAAAACCCATTCTCATTTAAACGTTTCTCAAATACATAACTCGTATTAGTAGCATTAAAAAGAGAATCAATCTCTGCAAATTCATTATACTTATTAGTGTTGGCGTTTTGAATATATACACCAATTGAATCAGCCTCAATATTAACCGGTGTCTGGTTAATATTATCTCTAACTAATAGGGTTACAGTTTCAAACTCTTCACCAATAGCTGTAAGAACAGGGTTCTCGACGTACTTCCCTTGATACAGTAGAGTATTTTCTGACAACGTCGTCAGTTGTTCATCAGCGATATTGGTCTTACTAAATGTTGCATCCTTGATGAAAGAATAGTCAGTACCATCGATACTAAAATACGAATATCTTTTTATAGTATATACGTTTACCGGTAACCTACTACTAGCCTCTGCTTCAAAAGGCAGTACTGCTGTCTTATAACCAGTAGGCTTGTATCCTATAAGCTTAGTAATCCTGTTAATATTTTCAAAAACAGTAGATTCGTTGAATAGAGACTCAGAAGAGGTTTGGTTAAGGTAAAATAGTGAGAGGTGGTATGATAGAGCAATGATATCAATAATAGCAGATAGGTTACTGCCTTCAAAATCTTGGTCAGTAAAGGTACCGCCTTCTCTCAAACGCTGCTTAATTAAGCTCTTTAGAGTTAGGGCATCGAAAGTTGCATAAGCATCCTTCGGTAGTGTAAAGTCAGTATTATCCGCCATATATTTATTTATGAATAAAAAACATTAATTAAACGGAAAAACCGGATCGAGACAAATTACCGGAAAGATTAAATTTAGCGCCTTTAAACCTAGGGATACTGTATGTGAAATTGCATATATAACTATGATTACCAATATCCGGTGTTATTGTTAGGTTGATAATGTTAACTCGTGGCTCATTTGCTGCTACATTATCGATAATACCTGTACCAATAGCATCAGCTCGTTCTTCTGTTACTGGTAAGAAAAGAAGGTCACCGAAATTGATGCCGAACGTGGGATTGAGTGGCTTTTCACCCGGCGATGTTGTTATAAGATTAATGAATGCGTTTTGTATTGCCTCGACATTAACATCGTCAAGAAGGTCTCTAACTTCTTTACCCTTATTGAGAGGGTCATTATTTGTATAACCTAAAACTAAATCTAGTCTAAGATCATTATAAATAACTTTATTCTCTTTCTGTGGTTGAGCTTGTGTTAGTATGTTTAAGTTAATCTCGGCCATTGTATATATTATTTAAGCTATGGAATTATTAACTCGAAACCATAAATAATAATATGGCGAACAAATTTCTAAATCTTATCGAAGCAACTATACAGAGAATGACTAACGGTGGTATCCTAACTGGTGATAGAGTACAGCTAGCAGATGATTACAAGTCTCATAAAGGCTTTAAAGAATTACCTAAAACAGTGCAGGACTATATTGAAAGTATCTTTAAGGATACAGACCTCAATAAGAAGGTAATTAATATTAAAACCGAATACCCTAGTTCGGCGCCAGGTAATGAAGATAACAGAGGCTCTTCGTTCATTGCTACAGTAGCTGTTGAACTTACTAACGGTCTGTATGATAATGAGAATTCAGTATCCGTACCAATGAGTATACTAGTTGCTGACGATGGCGGCCATGGTGCTGATTTCGGAAGTGCTCCAGTACCTGACTCAGTTAAGTATGATAACAAGGTTCAAATTGATCCTGTTGAAGCTGAAGAGAATGAAGAGCAGCAGCAAACAATGACTCAACAAGGTGATAGCCTTAAAAAATCAGAGCGCTCGCTAGCTAAGAAGAACACTAAGATACCTTCAAAGCCAGCGACACCGTCTCCAGCAGTTAATGAGAACTATACTGCACAGTATATGTCCTAGATCTTGCTCAATGCTACCCAGCAAGCGAATGCATTAATCTCTTTGTCTAATACAAAGACATCCTTATACATATAATCACTAAGTACGAGAATATACTCTCGCTTCTTATCGTCATGCAGATTACTTGAATATATAAAGTTTAAGTACTGCTTCATGAGATTATGGTAATCCCCCTGAAACTCGTTTTCATTCTCGATAAGATACTTACGTAGTCCAATTGCGTCGCTACTCTGTACATCATTATGAATCTTATCTACAAGCTCTCTACTATCTAAAGCGATGTCGATATTGAAACAACCATTAACACACGCCTTCTGCACTGCGTTAATAATCTTACGAATATCAGGATAGTTCTGCTTAATTGCATTTACAAAATTAGTCTTCTGATCGTCTTCAATCTTAATACCTTCAGATTTTACGACGCTGACAATACGTTTTAGTACATCATCAAACGGAGGGTTAAGGTCAAATGACTGCGTCCGGCTCTGAATAGCAGGTATGATCTTATGCTTATAGTTTGCAGTTAGAATAAAGCGAGTCTGCCCGCTATACTCTTCCATAGTATTACGTAGAGCACGTTGACCGTCGATAGTTATACCGTCAGCCTCATCAAGTATAACTACCTTAATACCACCAGTAAGTGACTTGGTCTGACTAAAGCCAACAACCTTTGAGCGAATAGTATCGATACCATTCTCGTCTGATGCGTTAATATACAGATACTGACACTTTAAGATATCCTCAATGAGAATTCTAGCTAATGTAGTTTTACCAAGACCTGGTGTACCTACAAAGAGCAGATTGGGTATCTCGTCTTCAATAGATTCGAAATACTTTCTATTAGTATCCGATAAAACTAAATCAGCTAGCGTCCGTGGCCTATACTTTTCGACCCAAAGGTTGTTAAACATTACTTTCTTTTCTTTTTCGGTGGTTTAGTAACAGTTACGGTTACTGTTTTACGTATCTTGGTACTACCTACCTTCTTCTCTGTTATTCTCTGTCTAGTTGTTTTGCCCATATTTTTTTATTTTTAATGTTAATCTATTATAATGGTGTTCCTCCATGTTAGCTACTTTGTATTACTTACCTGTTGAACCGAAGCCACCTTCACCTCGCTCAGCTACTTCAACCTCATCTGCCCACTCTACTGTAGTTACCCAATTCTTCTCTACCTTAATTTGAGCTACCTTATCTCCTACTTTATAGTTGTAGTCTTTATTAGAGAAGTTATACATCTTTACCGCACAATCACCTCGATACCCGGTATCAATCTCACCGAGATGCGGTTGCAACCCAGCTTTAAAACCTAGACCAGACTTAGGTTTAATTACAAATCCAAAGCCGGGTGTGATATAACCGACCTTAATACCGACAGGTACTACAGCACTACCAATAGATACCTTATGATCCCAATGTGACCGAGCACCAGGGATGGTAGTATCTTCAACTGCGAATAAATCATAGCAGTTATCGTCATTATGAGCCTTTTCAGGTAGTTTAGCGTCATCGTGAGTCTTAACAAATTTAATCTCCGCGTCAATTTTTACATCAGTACTATTCATATGTACCTATTGTATATACTAATCTTGAATATTCAAGTGGTTATATTAAATACTTTTATGTCAAAGGAGGAAACCAATCCAGATGTTAATGATTTACTAGATGCTCTCAAAGCGAAAGGTGATATCAAAGTTAAAGCTACTTCTAACCAGAATGAAGAATTTACACTCGAAAGAGATGATATTGAAGCTTTTATTCTGAATAATACCGGCAAGCTAATTAAAGATAGTATGTCATACATTGACGAGATTGGTGAATATGTTTCTGCGGCACCAGATAGTAGAGATGTTGAAGCTTTAGCTAAATTAATATCATCATCAGCTACAGCACTAGACAGTCTACAAAAGATACACATCTCGAACGAGAAAAATAAAAACGCTGTCTTTATAAAGACATTGGATATCGAGAGTAAAAAGGTATTACAGCAGAGTGATCAACATCATAAAGTCCTACTCAATAGAGAAGAGTTAATGTCAAAATTAATTATAGAGGCAGAAATTGTAGATGATGTAGAATCTATCTCAACCCAGAATTAACTGCCAGGTGTATATACATCATCCAGGTCAGCCTCAACATCACTAGTACCAGCATCTATCTTATTCTTTAGCATATCTAATGTAGTTGCTACACCTTCAATTGTAGTGTTATAAGCTAAATCAATACTAGCTCTACTGAGATCTCTATCCTGCCAGTTAACCTCTTTAAAGAAGTTAATAAAGTCTGCCATATTTTTAAGCAGGGTTTTAATCTTAGCATTCACCGGGTCCTTCAGTAAAAATAATCGATCTATATACAGATTATCATTAACTAGATTATCACCGTGCGCAGTTTTAGCAACATTTACATCCGTAGTTGCTTGTAGCCCTGCAAGGTTAGTTTTCATTAACGCATCAGTGTAGATGGAGAGTCTTATATTGTTATCTAACTGCGTCTGTGATACTTTGTTGTACAGAGACGCTGGGAGAGCGTTGGGGTAGTTAAAATATGTATCGTAGGTATCAAAGAAGGGTGACGTGCTATTATCAATGATACTAGTCTGATTAATAATGTTACCTATATCGTCGCTGAAAGCAATTAAGTACACATTACCTGTACCTAAGCTATCAGTAATAAAACCTCTAACAGATGTCAGAAGGCTTTGATATTTTTCAATGAAATATAATTGAAATTGCTCATTATAGCTATCGAGTTTTGAATTATTCAACTCTATATATACATTACTAATACTCTGTGCAATACTATCACTACTCTTAGCCTTCTCCAGATCTATACATGTACCTAGCTCATCTAAAAATCCTTGAAAGCTCTCGAATAGAGAGTTATTTGCCTCGTAAAAATCGACACTAGTTTGCTGGACCATTCCTACATATTCCGGCGTTAAAGAAATTTGATTACTCATTAGGTTGTACTCTCGTTAAAGTTGGGGTTACTGAAGTGATTGGTCTTTATACCAACTATCCGTTGAATGTAGGTTGTTTCGTCAATAAATTGATGCTCTACCTCTGTTAGTAAATACATACCTAATAACTTATTATCATATTGATTCTCTATATATGCTCCTTGCCTGTCTACAGAGAAGAAAGTGCCTGTCTTTCTTAAGAGTTGACCCTTAATTATAATCTCTATAGCCATATTAGAAAACAGACTAGACTTTAATAGCTTATTAGAACCATACGACTTCCTTATCTCCGCCGATTCCCCATACTCAGAAAAATTTGACTCAAACGTTTGATTCTCTTTTTGAAGATTCGTCAAGGGCAGGTTAGGGTAAGGCTTGTTATTGTCGCCTTTAAGCGGACTTACATATATATCACTAAACTTATCACGTACCGCTTTAGCGCTACTATCCTTAACTTCTATATTAAATCGTTTATTTTTAAAATCGTATGAATTGACAACCTGGGTCTTAATCGCTTTTTTATATTGCTCACCATCAGTATCAAAGAATTTATAATTTAATACGTCACCCTTACTGCCAAATTCTAATGCACCTGCAGGCGCTTTTTTAGATGGTTCAATTACACTTGAATCATCGCTACCCATACCATTAATGGTAAAGTTCTCGACAAATAACTCACCGCCTACGTTTCTACTTTTTTGAAGAGCTTTACCGAATATACTCTCCGCACTCTGCAGAGTGTATTCACCAGTGTAGTTTGATTTCTTTAAAAATGAAAAGTCATTAGATGAACTATTACTCACGTGCCGGTCTAAAAGATAATTTAAATCGTCATGAGCTGTGTTATTAATAGGGGAGGAGTAGAATAGCTTTGATGCACCAGCCTCGAACTCTGAACTATTAATAACATTTCCACCATCTAGATTTCCATTTAATATAGCTTTTATACTATCCCCTGTAGTAGCATACCTATCCTCATTATTAGATTGTGCTGCTTCAACACCTTCCGGAGATGCTAGCTTACCAGTTGAGAAAAATGCTTTCTTCTCCTTTAAAATTTCCTCATCTACATCACCGATATTAAAAAATTTACATTCGACACCATTAATAGTAGTATCACTACCTTGCTTGATAGTAAAAATATATCTGAGTCCGAATGTTGTTTTAAAGTCCTTATCATCATTAGTAAACTCTGATAATGGGCCGTCGTCTATAGGTATAATTTCAATCTGAATAAAATCTCTACCATCTCCACGGTAAGTATACCCCTTTAATGGTGCGATATCGGGTTGAAATTCACGGTCTGTAGGATCAGTTACGAATCGCTCTAGAGCAGATTGGGTATTATCGAGAGCTATAGAGCCCCTTACCCATGGGTCACGGAGATTGTCGATGAGCTTAAGTTCTTTGACTTCCTTCTTAGTTAAAGTAACCCTATCACCTTCTGGATTGAACAAAGTTACTTTAAATAGATACTTCTGTGTATCTATAATAGAGCTAAATCTCTCTTCATAAGAGGTATCGAAGTTATATCTCATTACTGTAATTGCTGTTTTATGCTATCGATAGTAGGTTTTAAGTACTGCTTTTTAATATACTTTATACGACGACCACTTGCTATCTTAGCAGGGTTTGTGATATTATTCACTACCATAATTAGCCACCATAAGTAGGTAGTACCGTAAATTCTATAGCTTAACGTTGTAATAGGTAGAGCTTCATTGTATGCTACTGCTGTAAACAGTTCATCATCGATATCATCAGGTAGCTTTATCTTCTTAAGAATATTATAATAGAAAAAATCTTTGTCACCTGTTTCATAGATCTTAAAGATATTCTCATACCTATACTGCTCTAGTATAGATAGATCAGTAATATCCTCTTGAAATTTTCCAAAGTCAGCCATACTAATATTTATAACAGGTTAACTCTTATATCACCTATTCAGAGTATTTATTCACCTTAGGTCCGCGGCGGTAAGAGACTATCACTTGCAATGTCCTCTTTTGTCTTGTTACGTGACCTTGTAGGTAGGCCTTGTGTAGGTGCTTCTGCACCGGTACCGCTAAAGGCGTCGAAGGTACCCCGAATGGGGTCTAAAGCGGCGTTTACTGTTAGTTTCGGCTTAGCTATATTAGCATATAAAAAGTTTCTGGTTTCAGCATTTAACCCGGTAACGGATATATCAAGCTGGTATGCGTCAGGTATTATTGTCTCAATAGAAGTTGACGCAGTAGAACTACCAGGTGATTGTATAGGTACCTCTATCGTCATTTTTCTGCGTGAGCCTACAAATTTTACACTTAATTCCGAAATATAGGCATAAGGCATAAATGCGACACCTGGCAAGTGTAACTCATACAGTACAGGCTGTTCAATTATACTTTTACTGACCCTACCAGGTGTGTTCTGGTAGATTAAGCCGAATAATAATTGCCAATTTCTAGAGATATCATCAACAGATATGGTATTGAGGAGAGGTAATGTAAAACTCAAAGTCTTACCCTCATCTTTCATTTCAAATTGTTTTGCCTTTTCAATATAAGTACCTGGCTTTACTAAATTTGCGGCACCGGCAAGGCCCGATGCTAACCCAGCGAGTTTATTAGCAATTGGTGCTACGAGACCTTCATTAACCTGCCCGAAGGTGTTATTACTCTTACTAAAGGTATCATCGAGGTATGGAAAATAGTAACTAAACCCGGTATTCTCAAGGCTATATAAACCTTCATATGGTTTAAGGGCGTTGTTTTGGAAGGTCGTCAACCCACCTAACTGTGTAGCCAGGTCTGAAAATTTATCTAGTATGCCGGCAACTGACTTACCTGCCTTATCAACAACGTTAGCTAGTCCAGCTCCTAATCCCAGTGTTCCTCCCTCCTCAGTGGGCACTGGCGCGCCAACTAAACCAGCTAACGTATTACCAGCGACTTTCGCAGAATCTACAGAAGCGAGAGCACTATACGCGAGGTTTGTGACCGTAGAGTTGAGTTTAACTCTTTTCTCAATCAATTGAAGCCGTGGTACATCGTTTCTTGAACTCTTCGGACTTACAGTCCATGGAAAGTCATCTACGATATTAATTGGATCCGCCATTTTACCTTGAGTGTACCCATCGAGGGTAGCTAAATCGGTTAAATCACCACCAGCGGCAGCGATACCTCCACCAGACCTTTCCAGTATGGGTAACGCTGGAGTACTACCTTCTTTAAGATGCCATAGATTCATTATATATATTTATATTACGCGCGCATTAATGCGGATTAAACTGGTGCAGTTGGGAAAGATCTGCTATCTGCTACAGACATACCTGCGAATTGCATACTACTAGTACCTCCAATACTAGCTTGCTCAGTGGGGTTCAGTGAAGAGTATAGTAATTTTCCGAGCTCTATTAACAAGCTATTACGTTCCTCATCTAATTCGATTTGCGTTGCCATGTGGTCAGCATGCATTTCATGAAGATTTGCTAATAACTTACCGTTACTTTCAAACCCAGTCGCTAAGGTTGTTAACAGCGGACCACCTTCTTTCATAGCGTATATGGTATCACTTGGATTTGCTTGAGCTAATGCCCGGCCGTCTTTACTAAAGATAATACCATCATCGATTTGTGCGA